AGAAATAATTTAATGGGCAAACGTGTAGATTTTAGTGCTCGTAGTGTTATTTCAGCAGATGCTAATTTAGCCATTGAAGAATTAGGTGTGCCAAAAAAAATTGCTATGAATTTAACTTTTCCTGAAATTGTTACTGGATATAATCGTGATAGACTAATGTCTTATATTCGTAATGGAACTGGAAAATATCCTGGAGCAAAATCAGTATTTCTTAAAGAAGATGGTCGTTCATTAAGTTTAAAATTTGTAAATCCTGAAATTATTGATTTGAAAGAAGGTGATGTAGTTCATCGTCATCTTGTTGATGGTGATGTAGTTCTATTTAATCGTCAACCTTCTCTACACAAAGGTTCGATGGAATGTCATCGTATTAAAGTTCTTCCTTATTCAACTTTCCGCCTAAATGTATCTGCTACTCGTCCTTATAATGCTGATTTTGATGGTGATGAAATGAATATGCACGTTCCTCAAAGTATTGCTGCTGCAACAGAGCTTAAATATCTAGCTTCTGTTCTAAGACAAATTATTTCACCAAGAACTAATTCTCCTATTATTCAATTCTTTCAAGATACTATGACCGGATTATTTCGTATTGGAAAAGATACTGAAGTTCCTGAACATATTGCTATGAATATTCTTTCAAGAATGAAAAAACCTCTTTCCGCATATTCTCGAACTAATAAAAATATTAGTGGTCGTGATTTAATTTCAACTACATTTCCTTTGATTGACTTGAATAGCAAATTAGTAATTAAAGAAGGAAGACTTGTTAAAGGACAATTAAAGAAGGGTGCATTTGGATCAGCATCTGAAGGTTTGCTACATGTTATTTACAATGATTTTGGTCCTCATCGTGCAGGACAATTTATTAATGATGTTCAAAATGTTATTACAAAATTCAATTTATTTACTGGATTTTCTGTAGGTGCATCTGATTTAATTGCAAATGAAGAAACGATGGAAGTAATTCGTACACAACTTGAAAAAGGTAGAAAGAAAGTAGCTGAGATTCTTTCAAGTGTTCATTCAGGAACATTCTTAAATAATTCAGGTCGTCCTGATGGTGAAGAATTAGAAAATCAAATTTCTAATGCTCTAAAAGACATTTCATCAGAAATTAATAATCAAATGACGGCAAGTTTGCCTGATGATAATCGTATGAAAGAAATGGTAGAATCAGGATCTAAAGGTTCTTATCTAAATATCGGGCAAATGGCTGCTTTATTAGGACAACAACTTATTGGTGGTCGTCGTATTCAATATACTCTACAAGATAGAACTCTTCCTCATTTTGCTAAATACGATGATGGTATTGAATCACGTGGATTTGTAGAAAATTCATTTATTACAGGTATTCGTCCTGCTGAATTCTTCTTTCATGCTATGGGTGGTCGTGAAGGTTTGATTGATACAGCAGTAAAGACATCAGATTCAGGATATATTCAACGAAAACTTGTTAAGTCAATGGAAGATTTGCATGTAGAATATGATGGAACTGTTCGTAATGTTAATGGAACTATTGTTCAATTTAGATATGGTGGTGATGGTATTGATTCTGGATGTGTAGAAGTTCAACAATGTAATCTTGGATTAATGTCTCTAGCAGATATTTATGAGCATTATGCTTTATCATTAGAAGAACTTAAGAAAGTATGTTCTGAAGATGTTAATGAAACACCTGATTTAGTAGATGAAATTATTAAAGACAGAGATGTTCTTGTTCGCGATATTCTAAGATTTACTAAAAAAGAAGAAGTAAGTGCTCCCGTAAATCTAAAGCGTATTACTGAAAAATATGCTAATCCTTATGCTACAAAAACCAATTTGACTCCAATTTATGTAATTAAAGAAATTCAAAGAATTTGTGAAGAACCTATTCTAAAATATAATAAACTATTTCATATTTTACTAAGATTTTACTTAGCACCTAAAAAATCAATTATGGTTCTACGATTAACAAAAGAATTATTTGATGAATTAATTCGTGAAGTTCAATTTAAATATATTCAATCTACAGTTCATGCTGGCGAAATGGTAGGAACTATTGCAGCACAATCTATTGGTGAACCTACTACACAACTTACACTAAATACTTTCCATTCAGCTGGAACTGCTAAAGCTAATGCAACACAAGGTGTTCCTCGTATTGTAGAACTTTTGAGTGTATCATCAAATCCTAAAAATCCTTCAAATGTAGTATATTTAGATTCAAAAATAGCTATTTCATCAGATGATGTATTATCAAAGAAAAAGGAAATTCAAAAGACGACAATGCGTGATATTACAAAATCTGTTCGTATTTATTATGATCCGAACCCTTTAACAACTGATTCTGTAGTTGAAGAAGATCGTGAATTACTAAAATCTTATCAAAAATTTTCAGTAACACAAGGACAGAGTTGTACATCTCCATGGATTATGCGACTAGAATTAGATAAAGATGAAATGGTTGCTCGTAATATTATTGATATGACATTAATTCAAACAAAACTAGAAAATAATAAAGTTCTTCGTATATTCTCATGTGCGCATTCAGATACAAATTCACCGGATAAAATTGTAATTCGTATTGTATTCGCTCAAGAAGTTGTTAAGAATGCTTTATCTTTAAGATTTATTGAAGATAAATTACTAGATACTGTTCTAACAGGAGTTGAAGGAATTGGAAAAGTATTTGTTCGTGAATTATCTAAAGAATTACTATTTGATGAAACTATTGGTGGATATATTCCTCTAAAACAATATGTTCTTGATGTCGAAGGAACAAATTTACTTGATTTAAGTTCAGTTCCTGGAACTGATCCTTTCCGTTCATTCTCAAATGATATTTATGAAGTTTTGGATGTATTTGGTATTGAAACTGTTCGTTCAATGTTATTTGAAGAATTTATGGAAGTATTTGCTACAGAATTTGTAAATTATCATCATATGATTACATTAATTGATACAATGACTTATTCTGGTCGTCTAATTGAAGCAAATAGATTTGGTATGAATAAAAGTGAATCAGGTGTTCTTGCTAAATCAACATTTGAAGAAACTACTAAAGTATTATTTGGTGCTGCATTAGGATCACAATTTGATAATATGCGTGGTGTTTCTGCCAATATTATGTTTGGACAAAAACCGCCATGTGGAACAGGGTTTGTAGATATTTTAGTAGATGAAACTAAATTACCTGAAGGTTCTGAAGAAGATTTATCTGTATTTGAAACTGATTTGAAATCAGCTAATGCTCGTGTAGAAGAAGAAGAACGTAAAGATGCAGAACAAGGTGCATGTAACATGGAAGATATTGCTATGGAATGGTAAAACTCTACCAACTCCATGAACCTCCAAAACCTGAATGATAAATTACTAAAGAATTAGGATATTTTTCTTTTAGACAATTATGTAAAACTTTATCATCTGAAGTAATACATTCATTAGGTTTAGCTTTTCTATATGCTGAATCATTCACCATAAATGGATAGATTTTCTCAGTTGGAATAACTAATATATCATCACTTGATTTCATTGCTGATCTGAAAAAATACGGACCAGTAGTGCGATTAATATATACACTATCCCAATCTACATTTTCTAAAACATCATAATTAAGTAATCTTTTTATAATTGATGAACCAGGTTGAGCAGCAAAAAATCCATTAGACATATATTTTTTTCCATCAATACCTTTACAATTTAATTCACATGGATCTTCATTTGCAACAATTAATTCTCTTTTATTATTTTTTGTTATAAAATCTAAGAATTTAATTGAAATTTCAAATAAAGAATCTAAATAAATTCCACCAAATCTATGTAAAATTTCTAATCTTGCTAAATCAGCAACTTGTGCGAATCTTGATTGTTCTAATTCTTCACCTTTTTCAATAGCTAATTGAATAAATTCCCATACAAGAGGAAAATTTTCATAAAATAAATCATTATTTGTCCATAATTTATATTGATAACCATTTTTTAAAGCTAAAGTTTCAACATTTTTCATAAGATGATATCTAACTGAATTTTCAGCAAGAGGTTTACCAAACCATATTTGATTAATTATTTTAGGTATTTCTTTTCTTTCAGAAATAAAAAGTTTTTCATTAAAAAAGAATTGACGTTCAGATAATTTCAAAGTATTACTTTTTTTATTAAATATAGTTTTACAAATAGATTGAGTTTTTCTATAAAATAAAAGAGCATTTCTTTTATGTTCAATTTCATGAGGAGATAATTTAGGACCTAAATCAAAAAATTTTGCTGAATGAAAATATTTTTTTACCATACGATGAACTTTTCTATGATGTTCATGACCATATTCACCTTTTTCACTATGTGAAAGAACTAATTTCCATGATTTTGTAGCTAATTTTTTAAGAAAATTATCAAATATACTTCCATCATATAATTTATCAGCAACTAAAGGGTCTTCAGTATATTCATCTTTAACATCAAACATAATGTATCTTGTAACATTACAATAGGACATAGTACTAAAAAATTCACGTGATCTTACAGGATCGTTTAAATGCGTAGAGCATATAACAAACCATCCTGATTGTGATAATAAATTTGAACCTCCCCAAAGAATTTCATCATCTGGATGTGCTACAATAAGTAGTTTATCTACTTCCATTATTTATTCATATGAATATTATTAATTGGAATACGCTAGACCACCCATACCTGACATAATACGAAGAATGTTATAGTTAATCGCATATACACGAATATTATATGTTAAATCAGTATCTGGATCTACAGTTACACCACCTGAAATAGTTAATACTAAAGTAGCTGTATCAATTCTTGAAAAGTTACATGTTCCACTCGGTTGATGCTCTTCAGGTTTTAGTGCAAATGAATAAGAATATACTGAAGGACCAGGTTTCTGACCTGAATGATGTTGGAAATTTTGAACACTACTAAAATAATTGCCATATCTTTTATCCATACGATCTTGACCATTAATTTGTATTAATTGTTCAAATACATCATTTCCACCATAAGTAAAAGGTTGAAGTCTAGGTTCATTTCTACCTTTAGCTATATTACAATTTGTATAATAAGAAGGTTGAACTACCCATATAAGTTCTTTTACAGGATGATTAAATGTTAAATCAATTCTATTTGAATAAGAAGAAACACCTTTATCTTCATTAAATTGAGTTTGTTCAATTAAATATTCATGTGATTGTTGAGCCATACGACGACGTTCCTCTGTATCTAAATAAATATAATCTACATAAAGTGCAGCTTCAAGAGGAGCAGGAACACTGTCTCTAAAATTACCAGCAATGAATTCAACATCATTCCATAAAACATTAATACGAACTTCATGATATTGAAGAGCAATTAAAGGTAAAGCTACACCAGGATTTTTAGTATAGAAAAATGGTAGAGGGATATAAAGAACATTATTAGGTATAGAAGGACGACCTGAACCTAAATTACAAGATCTCAATCCACCCATAACTTGAGAGCCAGCACTAGTACCTCCTCCAACCATCATGTCAAGTTCTGCTCTTTTATCATACGGTAAAGTCATTTCAGACCATAAATGTATAAATTCTCCATATAATCTATCAATTAATTGTCCACCAATTTCAAGCTCTACATGACGTAAAAGATTGAATCCAATTCTTCCGACATCATTATTATAAGTACCTTCAGCAAGAACTACTTCTAAATAAGTTGCACCCATTAAATCAGCATGACGACCTAGAACGGCTGAATTTTTTACACCCCAAGCAGCTTGACCATTAAAATTCACACGAAATGCTTCCATAGCAAAATTCGTGTGACGCTTGTAAAGACTTTTAAAGAATGTAATTTGAGGATTACCTGAAATATACGCATCCTGTGCACCATATGCTACAAGTTGTAATAAACCACCACCCATGTTTGTATTTATATATTACATTACTTTTTTTCCTTAGATATGAACTTATTTACCACCACGACGACGACGACGAGTTCCACCTACAATAGGAGCAGGTGATAAACCATGAGAACCACCCTTCTTTTTATAAGTGGCCTTTGCCGTTTTTAATACATGTTTAAACCAATTTTTACCCATTGATCCTTTCTTGCCTTTTTCAGATTTCATTGTAGCAGATACATGTTTCATCCATGCACTCTTTTTACGACCACCAGCTTTAGGTTCTTCTTTCATCATTTTAGATTCACCTTCCATTTTTTATACTTTAACGCATAGAAATTAAATTACAACATTATAAATAGGAGAAGTCTTTTGCATAGGTTGAAATGATACTGAAGGATCAGGCATTTGAGGAGTTTTATATGATTTAGGTTTTAATGCTCTTAATCCTGCAGGTTTTAAAACTGAACTATTTTGTTGAAATTCACCAATATATAATTCCATCATTGTATCAATTGAACCATAATTCATTAATGACCATTGACATCCATACGTTAATAAAATTTGAGGATTATTATTCTTTAAATCATCTAAATTATCAGGAACAACCATAGTAATATTATTACGATTATAATCAATTAATTCTTCATAATCATGTGGTTGTGAAGCTTGTGAATATGTATATCTACGTAAATGAGAAGTTGACCAAGATAAATTAATTAATTCTTCCATCAATGTTCCTTTAATTTCATTTCCACCTGAAACAATAATTACTTTACTTTGTAAATTACATATAGGTTCTACTGCTACATTTTTTCTTTGATATCCATATTCATAATCTAATAATCTAGGTTTTATTGCTGATTCTTTAATTAATTCTGCTGCTGCATTAATTACTGTAGTTTTATTTGTATGGAAAACTAAACTTAATATAAATGGATCAGAAGATACAGGACAGCTTATAGAATTAAATGCATTATTTCCAATAGAAGTTAAACATGCACTTAAAGGAACAGTATTATAAGCATAATCTGTTCCTAATTTTTGATTTTTAAGTCCAACAACAGGTTTATCATTACTATCAGCATAAACATCTAATTCTACTAATCTTGCTCCTGCTTTAATAACCATAGGAAGAACTTTATCAGAAATGTAATCATATACATCTGACGCTGGAAAAAGAGAATATGATGAACTTGCAATATAATAATCACATAAACGATAAGCGGGTGTTTGTGGACATCCCATAGGAGCTAATTTAGTAACAGATTCATAAGTTTTAAATATTGGTGTAGCTTCTAAAATAGCTTTATGTTCATTAGGAACTATTGCTTCATAAACAAAAAATCCTATTATAGCTATTCCAATAATACCAATAACTAAATATAAATAAAACATAGTATTATCTGCTGCTACTGGAAGAACAGTATCCATTACACTTTCGCTATATTAAAAAATAATTCTCTAAAACTTCTACATACTTTATCATGAATTCTTTTATCCATAGGTATTTCATTTAAGCAATAATGATGAAATATTAAACAATACATTCCACATTCAGTATCTTCATATTGATGACGAGTTTTATTATATGAAAGAAGCATTTTCTCTGGATGATTTGAATCCCATTCTTCTTTCCATCTAAACATTAATCTTTGAATTTCAGGTTCAGGTTGTTCAGCATATGAATCAAAATATGTAAATCTTGGATATTCTAATTCAGGTCTTAAATCACAATATACTGCAATCCAATGTTGTCCTGGTCCTGTACTTACATCTGTATTAAATACAATTCCTATTCTTGTATAACCTTTCTTTAAAAGATTATCTAATTTTATAGCACATAAAGAATCAACAATACATTTTCCTAATTCTGATTTCTTATCAAAATCAATTGGAATAGTTCCTAAATATTTATAACCTACATATAATTTTTGAAGTTGTTTTTCAATTTTATCTATATCTTCTGATGATAACCATTCTTTAGGATTTGTAGACCATGAATCAGGAGCTTTAGGTTTTTTCATAAATTCAGTAATAATACATTGTAATCCTTGTTCGCAATGTTTATGAAATCTTTGTTGTAATTCTTTCCATATATATGACGCTGAACCTTCAGATATTGGATTTGATGGATATTCTTTATTAAAAATTTGTCTTAATCTTTCTATTTCATCTGAATCCATTATCTTAAAAATGGATTATGTTTTATCCTATTTTAAGAATAATAACGATGGAAGAAACGATGCGCCAATATAAAGAAAACGCTCTAAAAGAAGTTAAGTCTTGTGTTAAGAAACTAGTCGATACTGAAAAAGAACTTGCTGAACTAAATAAACTAGTATATGAGAAACGTGAAAAACGTTCTGTTATTAAAGATGAATTAGCACAAGTTATTAAACTTCCTGAATTTGCTCAATTAGATAAAATGAAAGTTGAAGAAGAAAATGTTGAAATTCAAATTATTAAACCTGGTTCTCAAAAACCTTGGAATATTTCAAAATCTGATCTTAAAGAATATTTAAAAGAACAACCTGAATTATATAATCATATTCTTAAAGAACAATCTAAGAAACTTATTTCTCAAGAATATAATTTTAATGTTGTATTTAAGTAACCATGGCAGTAGCTGATTTTACTACAACTAGATTTAGAAGATCAATTGCATTTAATACATGCGATAGTATGCATGACTTTTTAAAAGGACCTAGGTGTGATCCATCTCCAAGATCTAAACTAACTGAAGAATTAAATAAGAAACTTACATCATTTATTGCAGCTGGAATTTTTAATCCAGCAGAAGTTGGAACAATGTATAATACATTAACAGATGAATCTACTATTTCACATCCTGAAACAGCTGCTAAAAGATTAGTTGGAATACCGGATATTGAAACTCAAACTGTTTATGTTACAAATAATGATAATGCATTATCAGTTTTACAAGCAATATTTGGTTATTTTGGCCATGCTTCTATAACTGATGATAATAATCCAGTAAAAATAGTTATGGATGGTGGTTCAGGTGGATTAGGAGCATTAGCAAAAGTCTTAAATACAAAAGTATCTATTGTAAATGTAGTAACTCCTGCTACTGCTTGTGATTCAGCTGGATTATCTACTAAAGATTTATTTGGAAATTCAATATTATTTGAATCACCATTTTCTCCAGGATTAGATAATAAACCTCCTGAATTTTCTGATGCTGCATTTTTTTCTGGTTCAAAAATAGCACCACAATCAACAGTATATGATTCAAATATTAGACCTACATCTAGAATATTTGTTGATGATACATATATAGATTTAAGAACAGGATTAAGAGGTCCTCCTGTACCTGAATTATGTAATGCTATATTTCATCCTGCATATCAAGGTCCTTGGGGACTAAATAGATTTACTACAGCACAAAAATTCGATTTAAAAAGATGTGCTGATTCAGATCAAATAAGATACTGTAAAAAGTTAGGACATATATTTGTAACAATTGATGAAATTTGTGCTTATATTGCAGCTTACTTTTATGAAGTACCAACAATATTACAAACACATGGAGTAAAAGGAGCAAAATATTTTAAATTATTTAAACCTAATCAAGGTCTTGCTGATATGGTAGGTGGAAGTAAAACGGATTTTTCTTTTGTTATTCAACCATCAAGTATGCAACAAGGAGGAGGACATGAAGATTATGAAGTTCCATTAGATGAAACAGAAATCTTTTCTACTATATGTGGTTTAGCATCATCAACATTATTAAATGGATTAAATTCAAGTCCTGCATTTAAACCTTTGGCTGCAGCATGTAGTGCATTTAATTTATTACAAAAAACAGGATTGTTACAACAATCTTATATTTTACAACATAATGCAATATACCCCCCACCTTACAATGTTCATGCAGGAACAACAATTGATATTGTTAAAACTTGGGTAAGTGAAAATCCTTTATCAAAGAATGATATTACAACACAATTTCCACCTAGTGAATTTGCATCATTTATTGAAGAATTAAAAATGAAAGGAATATATCCTCCACCTGCTGGTGGATTACCTTCATTATTAGTTACTACGTACAAATTCATCGAGGAATATCCAAATAAAAATGTAGTTTTACTTACATTAGCACTTATTGATGCATATGTTACAAATCCATTAAGTCCTCAATTATCTGCTATACATACAATAATCTTTCATGATATTTTAATTCCAAGAAATCCTAATATAAAACCTCTACAAAACATTCCTGGAAACGACCATGTTAGTGCAGAAATTTCTGCAATATATTCTCAACTTATTGTTGTATTTTCTACATTTATTGGAGATTCTACAAAGACTTTTTTAATTGGTGCAGATGCTATGAAACTTGTTGCTGGTGGTAAACGCAAAAAAACACGCAAAAATAAATTAAAACGAAAACGGACTAAACGTAATAAGAAGTCTAAGAAATAAACATGTATAATCCTTACAATTCAAGAAATAAACTTCTATCATTAAAAGATATTCAAACTATACTTATTACTTATAAGTGTAGTTTTAATATCAAGAATTTAAAATTATTTCAAAATGCTATGATTCATTCATCTTATGTTCGAAGAGAAGAATATACTTCACCAACAGGTGAAACTATTAAATTAATCGATAAACCTGATGATTGTATTGATTTATTTGATGAATCGTATGAACGTCTAGAACATTTAGGTGATTCAATTTTAGGTGCTATTGTATCAACTTATCTTATAAAAAGATTTCCTAAAGAACAAGAAGGATTTCTTACAGATTTGAAAAAAGAAATTGTTTGTAATGAAATGTTAGGTTCATTAAGTATAAAGATTGGTCTTGATAAATTTTATATAATTTCAAAACATAATGAAGATGCATGTAATGGAAGAACAAATATTAAAAAATTAGGTGATATTTTAGAAGCATTTATTGGTGCTTTATGGACTGATTCAGGAAATGAATTTAAAGTTGTTTCATCATTCATAATAAATCTAATTGAAACGTATATTGATATTCCAAAAATTCTTATGAATAATCGGAATTTCAAGGAACAATTACAAAAATATTGTCAAGCAACATTTCATTATACTCCAACTTATAAAATGATAAGTTCTACTCAAAATTCTTATACTATGGCTGCTATGAGTCCATTAAGTGAAATTGGACAAGGAACTGCTCAAACTAAAAAACAAGCAGAACAATTAGCTGCACAAGATGCTCTATTTAAGTTTAGGAATTCTTCTAATAAGTGATTCTTTAATAGTTCCAGTTGAAGACATATTTTCATCAACACCTTCAATATTTCTTAAAACTGCCGCAATCTTTTGCGGTTGATCAGCAAATTCAAGTAATAATTGTGTTTTAATTACATTTCTACGCAAAGGAGGTTTAGAAGTTCTTACTGATCTTGAAATATTACCTAGACCATTACCATCTAAAACAAAATTATCAACTTTATTATTTCTCATAAATTCCAGAATTTTCTCGGAATTTTTGAGTTTTCTTTCTTTTAATGAAACAATTTGTTGTTTAAGTTTACGCTCTTCATCATCTAATGAGATCCATTCTTTGAGCGTCTCTTTAATTTTTTCCGTTGTGTCTTCCATTTACTTTTATAATGTTTACGAGATGAAAATCGTTTACCTCCAGAAGGTTTAGTTTGTGCTTCTTCTACCGCTTTTTCTTCTATTACAACTTTTTGTAATTGTTGCTCTGCTTTCTTTACTTTTTCTAAATTATCTGATTTTTTAGAATCTTCATATAATTTTTTAGCAGTTTCAAGATTTAATTCTAATTTTGATTTTAATTTTTGTAATTGTTCAGGAGTTTTATCATAATATTCTTTTGCTTTATCCTGAATTTTCTTTGAATTTTGATAAACTATATTTTTTACACTATCTAATTTAGCACTATATTCTGCTTGAAGTTTACTTCTATTCTCAGGATTTGTATATGCCATAGCATCATTTTTTACTTTTAAAGCAGTTTTTTGAAGATTATCAGCAGTAGATTTAACTTTTGATTTTAATTCTTTAATATGAGCTTCCATTTCTTCATTACTAACTGATTTCAAAGGATCAAATGTAAATTTATCAATTAAATTTCCTACAAATGAAAGTTTTCCATCATAAGATTTTTCTCCATTTTCATTAATAATTTCTTTACCTCTTAATTGTTCAATTAATTCTTGTCTTTTTTCAGCAAATTTTTCTATAAATCTATCACTAGATTCAGCATAATTTTGAAATGCTAATCCAACAAAAGGTATTAAAGCTAAACTTTGAATATATACATCCCCAAAATTATGTTGTGCTGTAAAAATAATTAAATTAAAAAATATGAATAAAGCAGAAATCATATAACCAATAGCAGTTCCAATAGGTGAAGAAAATGGAATAGGAACAAGACCAACTATCATAGGAGTATATTGTTGAGCTAATTTTGCTGCAGTTTTATTAAATTCAGTAACCATAGTTAGAACCATACTTACTGCTTGACCTGTAATAGGTATTCTTGCTATCCATCCTTCAGGATGTTTTCTTCCTGTTTCTGGATCAGTTACAGGAACTTCACTTAAAGGAAAAATAAATTTACGAACAATATCTAAAATTCCTCTAATAGTTTCAGGTGTAAGTAAATACGCATAATCCAATCCTCTTTGAACTAATGCATTATAAGCTTCCCCGCCACCAACTTTCTTAATTATTTTTGATGCTTGTTTATCATTAAATAAAGGATTTCCATCTTTTCTTACCTTTTCTTGTAATTCTTTAACAGATTTAATATTACTTTCTTTAATAAAATCAAATAATCCTATCATTTTTACAACGCGTTCTGCTAGAAATTTTTCAGGTAAAAATTTAAGTATTTCTTTCTGAAGTTTAGGATCTTTGTATTCTTCATAAATCCAAATATGTTTCATTCCCCCAACTTATTTTAGGCGCGTTAATTTATTTTTAATGATTTATTATAAATGGAAGATCCTGAGATTCAAGTTGAATGGTCGTCTCAATTAGAAGACATTTTAGCAGCAGAAGGTGAAAGATGTCGTGGTCTAGCATGGTTACATACTCGTGCTGAAATTCTTACTGGAAAATATAATTCTTATGTACAAGTTCCTGTTATAATTCTTTCAACATTAGCAGGAACTGCATCAGTAGGTTCATCAACATTATTTGATGGAGATACAAAAACATCAAGTATTGCTATTGGTTTAGTTTCTATTGGTGTAGGTATTTTAAATACTTTAGGTGGATTCTTTGCGTTTGCTAAACGTTCAGAGGCACATAGAATAGCACAATTATCTTATGGAAAATTATCATCAAAAATTACTATTGAATTATCTTTACCTCGTGATGAAAGAACAACGGCTGAAAGTCTTTTAATTCATGTTCGTGAAACTATGGAAAGATTAGCTGAAACAACACCTAATTGTCCTCCTCAAATTATTGATGAATTCAATAAAAAATTTAAACATAATCATGGAGTTGCTATGCCTACTGAAGTAAATGGTATTCATAAAATATCAGTATATAGAGCAGAACATCATGTAATGACACCATCAGAAATCCCTGCAAAATTATCATTAGTAATTCCTAAAACTTCCAACGACGATCACACTCAAGACAAGTCATAAATGTAGTCATAGGTTCATCAGCAGAACGAGTTTGCATTTGATAATAATCACATTTAGATTTCTTTTTACATCCTGAACACCACATAAATATTGACGCAGTATTATTTTTAGATTGAAGTTTCTTTTCAATTTCAAGTTGTTTTTCAAGTGAATCTTTCCATCTCTTTGGACATAATTCAACAGCTGATAATTCAGCAAATTCACGAATACCAATTTCACCTTTTTTAATTTTTGTTAACCAATCTTCATTATTTTGAACATAACTACTAAATCCTTTTAAATTTTCATAAAGAGTAATAGCTTTGCTTCTATACATATTCCAGAATACACGATTAGACCAATCAATATCCATATTTTCTTTAATTGCTTGATCACTAATTACATGCAATAAAGATTCTTCTAGTTGATTAGAAATTTTTTCATCTTCAAGAAGTTCATTGAAATTCTCAATAACTTTTTGACGAATAGCACAATCAACAAATACGTTCTCAGATTTTCTTTGAATTGGTTTTGATGTAAATGTAGGTTTAGTATTAACTTCTTCTTCCTCTTCCTCTTCTTCTTCTTCTTCTTCCTCTTCTTCTTCTCCAATTTCATCTTCATTACTTTCAGAATCAAATGTCCATTCTTGATATAAAAGTTCATAATATTCAGATTTTAAATTAGTATATGAAATACTAGGACGTTCATATTCATCTTGTTCTTCTGAATCAGATGAAAGAATTACAATATGGCCATAATAATTTTCTTCATTAAATGGAGATGGAAGAATATGTTGATTAATATGTTCTTCTAGACCTTCTACAGAAGCAAATATAGAAAGCCAAGAAGATTCTTTTAAAGGATCTTGAATTTTTCCTTGAAATTGTAGTGAGGTATTTTTAAACTTCTT